TGGAAACCGTCAGTATGGAATTATGTTATACGCCCAGCATTAGCCGATAGACAAGGTAAAGCTATTATTATTGGCACGCCTAAAGGTCGCAACCAATTCTGGGAAGTGTATAATCGTGCTACTACCAGTAGCGAATGGCTGGCACTCAAGATCACAGCATCAGAAAGTAATATACTTCTGCCAAGCGAATATGATTCTCTAAAATCAGAGATGACTGAAGATGCTTGGCGTCAAGAGATGGAATGTGATTTTGACGCTGCTATACCTGGTGCTATATGGGGTAGAGAGTTATACATGGCAGAGCAAGAAGGCCGCATCACAACAGTACCTTACGATAAAGAAATGCCTGTACACACCGTATGGGATCTAGGTTATAGTGATGATACTGCTATATGGTTCTATCAAGTCATTCATGGTGAAGTTCATGTCATTGACTATTATGCTTCAAGTGGTAAAGAAATAGCTCACTATGCTGCGCAAGTGCTTACCAAACCCTATAAGTTTGGATTACATCATTTACCGCATGACGCTAAAGCTAAAACTCTAGCATCTGGTGGCAAATCTATTGTAGAGCAATTAGCTACTCATTTTGAGTGGAAGAATATGCGTATCACTACTAATCTATCTATGATGGATGGTATACAAGCAGCAAGACTTATGTTTCCGAGAGTATGGATAGATAAAGAAAACTGCGTAGATGGCATAGAAGCTCTAAAGCAATATCAACGTGAATGGGATGAGGATCGCAAGATATTCAAAGATAAACCTAAACACGATTGGACATCTCACGCTGCTGACGCATTTAGATACCTAGCTGTATGTTGGCAAGAAGAAGCTAAGGTTGAGAAGAAAGACGATAAGCCTAGAGGATTACATGTAGGTAAAACGGAAGTAACATTAAACGAATTATGGGATACAGTCCCTAAAACACAAGGTGGAAGGATTTAAAATGGCAGGCACAAATCAAAACGTAGGTGGTTATAAACAATTCACAGCAACAGGTAACGTATGCCCATTCGGCACTAGCTTACTAGGCATTTTTGTTTCATCATCATCTTCAGGCACTATTACTATTTACGATAGTGCTACTACCACAACAACAACACCAGTAATTACAGTTACATCTGTATCAGCAGGCACATGGTATCCAATACCAGTTAGCACAACTGCTGGTCTTTACATTGTTGTTGGTGGTACATTGTCAGCTACTGCGGTATTTGCATAAGCATGACTAAAGTAGAACTTTACCTAAACGTTGTCACGCAGTATGACAAAGAGTTCTCCAAATGGATGAACCGATCTGACAAGATATTGCGTAGATATAGGGATGAACGTCAAACCAATTCAACCCAATCACGATACAACATGCTATGGGCTAATGTAAACACGCTTAAATCAGCTACATTCTCACGCATGCCTAAGGCAGATGTATCACGCAGATTTAAAGACAATGATCCAGTAGGTAGAGTAGCATCACTTATCCTAGAAAGAGCAATGGATTTTGAGATTACTCACTATGGTGATCTTAAACATTGCTTAGAAGCGTCTGTATATGACAGATTCTTAGGTGGTCGTGGTTCAGCATGGGTTCGTTATGAGCCTAAGATTGAGTCACAAGACTACGGTGTATCTGAACAAAACGAAGAATCAGAAGAATCAGCAGAATACTTAGATTCAGAAGCAGCTCCAGTAGACTATGTACATTGGAAAGATTTTGGACATGAGCCAGCAAGAACATGGGATGAAGTAAACAAAGTATGGCGTAAAGTCTATATGACACGCAAAGCTATGGTTGATCGCTTTGGTGAAGAATTAGGTAACAAGATTCCATTAGACTCATCACCAGATGACCAAAAGTATAAAGATTCAGATGGCATTGGTAAGAAAGGTCTTATCATTGAGCTATGGGATCGTGAAACTAAAAAGGTAATGTGGATTTCTAAATCACTTAATGAAATCTTAGATGAAAGAGATGATCCGTTACAGTTAGAAGAATTTTTCCCATGCCCTAAACCACTTTATGCAACCATTACTAACGAAACATTAGTACCCATTCCAGATTTTACATTATATCAAGACCAAGCTAATGCTTTAGACGTACTCGCTACACGCATTTCTGGGCTTATAGACGCATTAAAAGTTCGTGGTGTATATGACGCATCAGAACCAACATTACAAAGGCTATTTACAGAAGGTGAAAACAATACACTTATCCCTGTTAAAAACTGGCCTGCGTTCTCTGAGAAACAAGGTCTTAGGGGTGCTATTGATGTTGTGGACATCACACCTATCGCTATGGCTCTTAAAAATGCTTATGATGCTATGGCACAGCTTAAGCAAGAAATCTACGATATTACTGGTATATCTGATATTATTCGTGGTCAATCTAATATCATAGAAACAGCCACATCAGCTCAAATCAAGAGTCAATTTGCATCTTTACGCTTAAAAGAATACCAAGATGGTGTAGCTTTCTACGCTTCTAACATTCTTAAGATTAAAGCACAAATTATCTGCCAGCATTTCCAACCAGAAACATTGGTCAAGATTGGTGGTGTAAATCAGTTAAGCCCAGAAGATCAGCAATTAATCCCACAAGCGATTGAAATGCTTAAAAACAATCCTATGCGTACATTCCGTATAGAAGTAGCTACAGATTCTATGCTTTATCAAGATGAGCAAAGAGAAAAAGAAGATCGTGTTGCTTTCTTAGGTGCTGTTGGTACATATTTAGAAAGAGCTACACAAGCTGCTCAAGCTATGCCACCAGAAGCTACACCACTACTCATGGATCTGTTAAAATTCGGTGTTACAGGTTACAGAGTGGGTAGAGTTGTTGAAGGAGAATTTGATAACGTGGTAGATGCTATTAAAGAACAAGCTAAACAACCTAAACAACCTAAGCCTGATCCAGAAATGCTTAAGATTCAGATGGAAGCACAAGCACGTCAAGCTGAGTTACAAAATCAAACACAAATGAAAGAGCAAGAGATACAATTAGAAGCTCAAAAACAACAAGCTCAAGCTGAAAATGACATGAGAGAACGTCAGCATAAAGCAGAGCTAGATCAAGCTCTAGAAAAACAAAGATTAGAGTTTGACGCTTGGAAATCTAAACTAGAAAATGAAACTAAGATATTTGTGGCTGAATTAGAAGCTAAAACAAAACTTAAACAACAATACATGCAAGCTAATCCATTGGCTGATCCACTTGTTGATATTGACCATAACGGTAACATGCACCTTACAGACGAAATTCAAGGTGTATTACATGCAGTTAATACAAACGTGGCAGAACTTATCCAAGCTAACCATGCACACAATCAAGAATTGGCTGCTAAACAACAAGCTGCACATGAATCTCTTGTAGAACACATGAGCAGACCTAAGACAGTTGTTCGTGATGCGAATGGTAAGATTATAGGGGTTAAATAATGGCAATAACCATTAAACATGCCAAGACGGACACCATAGCGGATTGGACACAAGGCGATTTAGATGCACAGATTGCGTTAGGTAATTTTCCTGCTGGTACAGTATTAGCTGATATTGTATTACCATCAGATTGGAATAACGACCATACAATCTCTGGTACAGTTCCTATTGCTAATGGCGGTACTGGTCAAACTACAGCTACAGCAGCTATCAATGCTTTATTACCTAGCCAATCAAGTCAATCAGGTAAAGTATTAAGCACAGACGGTACAAACACATCATGGATTGCAGCAGGTGGTACAGGTACAGTTACTTCTGTTACAGGAACAGCTCCAGTATCAGTAGCAACAGGTACGACTACTCCAGTTATATCTATGGCAGCAGCCACAGGTTCTGTAAATGGATACTTAACATCTACAGATTGGACTACATTTAATTCTAAAGCACCAGCAACATCTGGCACATCTATTCTTTATGGTAATGGATCAGGTGGATTTAGTAACGTAACAATCGGTACTAACTTAACATTCTCAGGTGGCACATTAAATGCTACTGGTGGTGGAGGTGGTGATGTAGTAGGCCCAGCTTCTGCTACAGACAATGCTATTGCTAGATACAATTTAACTACAGGTAAGTTAATTCAAAATTCTGTTGTCACGATTGATGATGATGGAAATATGGCAGGTGCAGATTCATTTAAGTATAGTGGAACTCCACCTACAGGTACAATCACTCCTGGCACAATGTGGTTTGATGCTTCCACAGAAACATTAAACTTTCAACAAAATAATATTACACAACAAATTGGTGAAGAAACCTTTATTTATGGTAGAGCTTCAGAAGCTATTACCAATGGTCAAGTAATTGCAGTATCAGGTGCTTATGGTACAACAGGATATGTAACATTTGAACCAGCTCCTATTGGCACAACAGATCCTACACACATTATTGGTTTAGCAACAGAAGATATTGCTAAAAACAGCTTTGGTCGTATTACTTGCTTTGGTATTGTGCATGATTTATCTACTTCACCAGGTTTTGCTGACGGTGATGCACTTTGGTATGATCCTACAGTAGTAGGTGGTTATACAAAGACTCAACCTGTAGCACCTAACATTAAAGTGCAGATTGGTGTAGTTACTAAAGCTGCTGGTGGTACTAATGGTTCTATTCAAGTTAAAGTATTTACAGGGCCTACCATTAATGATATTTCTAATATTCAAACAAGTAGCTCTACAGGCGGTCAATTATTAACATATAACGCTACAGGCGGATATTGGAAGAATACAAGTTTATCTGCTGGTACAGGCATTACAGTTTCACCAGTTGCAGGAGGTGGATTAACAGTAACAAACTCTGCTCCAGATCAAACTGTATCTATTACAGGCGCAGGTGGTGCAGTAGTTACAGGAACATATCCTAGCTTTACTATTACTACACCTAGTGGCACAGTCACAAGCGTTACAGGAACAGCACCTATAGCATCATCTGGTGGAAATACACCAGCAATTAGTATTAGCCAATCTAGCAGCACTACAGATGGTTATTTGTCTAGCACAGACTGGAATACATTTAATAATAAAGGTTCTGGCACAGTTACTTCTGTATCAGCTACAAGC